GCTGTTTCATACGACGCTAGAAGGAACAGCTAATGTCAACGATCTACGCGCCATCTGGAGTTAAGGTCAAGGTATATCCCTACGAGGATTACCAAGGCATTGACTCGTCTCGCGACAAAGGCGCTTTGGATACTGGTCAGAAGCAGCACATGCTTTCGATCCTCAATGGCTTCGCCGATTGGCGAGGCGCTCTCGTTCGTGACCCGGGCGCAAGCCAGCGTACAGAAGGCAACCGACTCATCAAACACGTCACGTTTTTTGGTCGCAACCTATTGGCTTGGGCGCAGAAGGATGGTGGCGGCGTAAGCCTCGTCTCAGAAAAAGGTCACAAGGCCAACGAGGTATACCCACGAAATGCAGTTGTTGCGACAGCCATGTTCAACAACCAGTTGATGTTTTTCTCCCGTGACTACCCGATGTATCACTACGACGGTAGCATCTTCGAGAAGATCAAGACAAAGAACAATGCTCGCCCAGCATACGGCGTCGCTATTCAGCGCCGTCTTGCAATCGCTGGTGCTCCAGACAAACGCACCATCATCGACATCAGCCGAGTCGACAACGAAGATGTCTTCACCGAAGACGAAGACGCACGCTCCACCGACGTAACCAAGGCTGCCAAGATTGACGTTGCAAACATCATTGGAACCGCTGACGAAATTCGCGGCCTTGGCGTGTTTGAAAACAACCGTCTTGCCGTGTTCACAAATGACCAGACTCTGGTCTACCAGTTGCACCCAGACTACACACAGTGGGCCATTGACGACAAAGCCAACGTCAAGGTCGGAACCATCAGCCACAACTCCATCGTCACCGCAGGATCAGACCTGATGTTCTGCTCTCGCGACGGCGTTCACTCGCTGCGTCGCTCCGACACAAACGGTATCACGATCTTTTCGATCCCAATGTCGAACAAGATCGACTCGCTCTACCGCAGCATGGTCAAGATGGTTCAAGACCCAGAGCAAATCTCGGCCTACTTCGATCAAGACGAGGGCCAGTACCACGTCTTCTTCCCCATCTCAGACCTCATCTGCAAGCGGCTCACCCTAACCCTCAACCCAATGCAGGGCGGCGAATCAAAGTGGTCTACCGGAGACTTCCTGAACGCCATGTGTGGTCGCCAACTTGGCGGAGTGACTGTTTTTGGCACTCCGGGTGGTGTGTGGGAGCGCAAATACATTGAAGACGAGACGGCTGACTTCAGCCCGGAAATGATCGTCACTACACCAATTTTGTGGCAGGGTGCGTTGAACGACATCAAAGAGTCGTTCTCCTTCATCTTGCAGGCAACGGGCAAGGGCGAACTTCAGGTGGAGGCTTTTGACGAGCGTGGTCGCTATTTGACTTCGATGCAGTTCCTGATCGAAGACGGCGGCGCGGACGACAAATTCCCCGATGTTCCGCTATCACGTCAGTATGAACGGAAGTTTGAGCACCGCTATCGCGGTGTACAGTTCCGGTTCACTACCCGTGGTAAGGGGCTGCTGAAGATCATTGGCTTTGCCGTCACGGTAAGAACTTCTTGAAGGACTTAAAAAATGGCTCGACTACGACAGCAACACCCTCAGAACTACGTCAACTCAGGCAACATCCACACGGATTTTGAGAACGTAATTCGATACCTCAACACGGCAGAGCTTGGCAACAAGACGGTCGCCGAGCTTCTTTCTGTCCTCTTCAACGAGGCCGGTGAGTTCCGTGGCCCTATCGAGTTCCGCGTCGACACCGTCTCTGGGCTGCAATACCGAGTCGGTCAATATGCAAGCACGGAGTCTGGATGGATCACGCTCTACGACATTGCATCGCTTCGCGGCCCATCTGGTTCGTCTGTCGGCAACGTGGAAGGCCCGTTCTTCTATAACCGCCAAGACAAACTCATTACCACTGGCGTGGCAAGCGCTGCTGTTGGAACTGCTGGTTCTGGATACACGACCGCCCCAACGGTTTCGTTCTCAGCGCCGCAAGACGGAAACGGAACAAGGCCAACAGCTACTGCCACGATCAATGGCTCTGGAGCAGTCACGGGGATCACTATCGTCACACCGGGGGTTGGATATACGCAAGCCCCAACTGTGACAATTCAGGCTCCCCAAACTGCTGGTGGCGTGCAAGCAACCGCAACTGCTACGCTTGCGGCTTTAACTTCTGCCGCTGCCACTGTTCCGTACTCCTTCGATCCAGCCGTCTCAAACATTGTGGTGTACCAAAACGGCTTGCTTTTGGTTGGCGCAACCAACACTGGCATCCCATCACAGTTCACATATAACACGACAGCCAACACTGTCACACTGACAAATGGCGTCGTGCTTGGCGACAAGGTCACGATTTACTCGATCAGATCGCAGGCTGTCACAAACTTCCGCCGTCAAGATACAGATGTGCAAGGCTCGACAACCGTGATTCCATTTGTTCACACTGAAGACGAAAAAATCTTGGTGTGGCTAAACGGTGTTCTTCAGGAGGAGGGTGGCGCTGCCGACTACTTGGCGTCTCCAGCAGCCGACACCATTACGTTCCTCAACCCTGCTGGCTTGACAACCGGCGACAAAGTCACCGTGCTGACTGTTGAGAACACCTCGCTCAAGACGGTGGCTGGCCTCATGTTTGAGGATGATTACACCAACGCCCAAGGCTATATTTTGTGGAATAAATTGGCGGTTGCCGCCAATGAAATTCCGCAAAGCAAAGTTGCCGCTCTGGCGACAACGCTTGCTGCAAAGGCCAACATGACCATTGCGTCGAGCACACCGCAAGGCGCAGCAACGTCTGATCTGTGGCTCGACACCTCTAAGACTCCTGTCGTTTTGAAGTTCTACGACGGAACTCAGTGGCTGCAAACATCGCCCGACTCGTCTTTGCCAACATTCCTGCAATCGAACGCGGGCCAGTATGTTCGCGTGAACGGCACTGGTACTGCGCTCGAATACGGCAACATCGACTTCTCAGCCGTTATTCCGAAGACCTACATGGGCGCTGCAAACGGTGTTGCTACGCTTGGCTCTGGCGGCAAGATGCCGGTCAACCAGTTGCCAGACACCTTCGCCACTTACACGCTCGACTTCTTCTCGCCCCACGAGGACAGCGCAGCCACAGTGACCAACAAGACATACTTCCTTGGCGTGGTCTACAAGCAAAAAATCCGCATTGACGGCATCACAGCAAAGCTCGTCTCAGGAACTTGCACGATTCAGTTGGCGGTCGATGGTTCAACCATTGGCACGACTTTCGCCGTAACGAACTCTCGCTTGTCTCAAGACATGCCGACGGTTCTGGAAGTCGACGGAACGTCGTCTGGTCGCCGTCTGGAATTGGTCGTCACTTCTGCCACCAGCGCAAACACCTTGGAGGTGGGCGTCTCAGTGGCAACACTGAACATCTAAGGAGTGTTGAATGGCATACCTACCTGACATCCCCGGACAAAAGGAGATCGCGTCCTTCCCTTGGCACGCCGTCAAGGATGACATCATCCCATCCAAAACTCAGCCCGGTGACTTGGTCATCCCAAGGCAAGTCATGGAGCAAAACCCTGACATCGCCAACTTGGCGAAAGTCGCGATTCTTCAGAGCGGCGGCCTGCCCAGCAACTACATTGCGGGCGACCCGAACGGCATGTACAACCCCTACACGGGCGAACAGAACTTTGGCTTTTGGAGCAGCCTTGTGCGCATTGCCGCGCCCATTGTCGGTTTCGCTCTGGGTGGCCCAGCCGGTGCTGCCGCAGCCTCCGCAGCGGCAACCAAAGCAACTGGCGGTTCGTGGGAAGAAGCAGCGCTTTCTGCTGGTGTGTCCTACATTGGCGCATCCATGAGCGCTCCGTCGACTGGTGGCACAAGCTCTGCCGCTGGTGCTGTGGCAGACACGTCGACAGCCGCAGGTGCTATGGCAGCCGGTTCTTCATCCGCCGCAAGCACTGCCGCAACAGAAGCCACAAAGACTCTTGCGCAGCAAAGTGTTGGTCAGGGTCTTGCAGACGCAGCCGCCAAAGAAGGTTTGACCGCCACTCTTGCCAAGGGCGCAACCAATGTCATCAACTGGCTCCCAGATGCTGCCGTCAAAAACGTCATGGCAACAAACATCGGTCAGCTAGGAAGTGTTGCCCTCAATACACAACTTGCTGGCGGCATTGCAGCTTACTCGGGAATGCTGGGCGCAGAAGATGCCGCAAAGCAGTACGAGGCCGCCATGAAAAATCAGGTGACATTGCCGGGTTCAGCCACTGCAAAACAAATGCCGACTGCCACACAGATGAGCTTCCTGCCTTTCTCGGAGGCTATCAACAGCACATCCGCAGGTGGCGTCATGGGTGGTGCTGCGCCATACGCGAGCGGAGCCAGCATCACAGGCATCCCCGGTGTGAACATGCTCAACGAAATCAAGAACCGGGACACCGGCGCAATCTCGTACAACAGCGCACCCTATGATGCAGGTTCATTTTCAAGCTCCCTCTCTCGTGGTCGCCGCACTGGATGGGGACAAAACGTGGTCTACGCATAAGGGTAAACCATGAAAGTCAGGCCAGCGACTGAGACAGACATCCAGCCATGCCTTCGTCTTGCCGAGCAGTTTTGGCACGAAAGCATCTACAAGATGGTCTCATTCGACGCCGACAAGTCGGTGGCCTATGGAAGGAACGTGATTGAAAACCCTTGGTCGTTGTTTTGGGTGGCTGAAGATGGCAGCGGAGTCATTGGCTTCGTCATTGCTCACTTGGAGAATCCAGCCTTCAGCAACGACATCATGGCTGTCCACGACTTTCTGTTTGTCAACAAAGACGACCGTGGGCACATGGCTGGCATACAGTTGATGAGGGTTTACGATCATTGGGCAAAGGAGAATGGCGCGGTGATCGCCACTTTTGTTCCGTCTGGCATGGGGCTTGACCCAAGATGGGAGTCGTTTGCCAACCACCTTGGCTTTGAGAAAACCGGCCTCTACTTCAGAAAGGAAATGTGATGTTTCAAAACATGAATGAATTGATCGCAAGAGCGGTCGCTGGTGCTGGCCTTGCCCAGCCGCAAGAAGCCCCGCCTCCCGCCCCCAGCGGTGGGATGTTTGGGGCAATCATTCCTCTGGTCATGCAAGTTATTGCAAAGCAGGCTCTTGCTCAAAAGCAGCAGCAGGCCATAGATCAAAAAATGATGTTTCTTGATGACGCAAAACCCTACATGAACCCCAATGTTCAGGCTGGCCCAGCAGTGACTCCCATGCAAATGCAAATGCAGAACACCGCTCCAGCCGCATTCCGGCAGCCAGCCCAAACTGGTGG